TACATCTAGAGTATTACACACACCAATTACAGATGTTGAGCAATTAAAATTTGATTTAGTTAATCAATTAGATACTATTGAAAGAAACGATAAAGTAATAGTTGTTATTGATTCAATTGGTAACTTAGCATCTAAGAAAGAATTAGAAGATGCACTGAATGAAAAATCAGTAGCAGATATGTCAAGAGCAAAAGCATTAAAGGGACTATTCAGAATGGTCACTCCTTATCTTACTATGAAGAATATCCCTTTACTTGCTGTTAACCATACATATAAAGAGATTGGATTATTTCCAAAAGATGTTGTTGGTGGTGGAACAGGTATCTACTATTCAGCAGATAATATCTGGATTATTGGAAGACGTCAAGATAAAAAAGGTACTGAAATTCAAGGGTATCATTTTATAATCAAAGTAGAGAAATCTAGATTTGTAAAAGAACAGTCTAAAATTCCAATAAGCGTTTCATGGGAAGGTGGTATAGAACAATATAGTGGATTGCTCGATGTAGCAATGGCTGGTGGATATGTCACTAAACCAAATGTTGGTTGGTATGCAGCAGTTGATATGGAAACAGGCGAAATACTAGAACCTAAAGTAAGAGAAAAAGATACTCTTAAGAAAAAGTTCTGGCAACCAGTCTTTGAAAATACTGACTTTAAAGAATTTGTCAAAACGTATTATTCAATCGGTCATAGACCAATGATTGATATTGACCTTGATATAGAAACTGAATAATGTATACAATAACAGATAAAGACTATTCGATAGTCGAAAACGAAGCAAGCGCTTTTCACGGAGTGCTACTTAAAACTGGGACTTGGAAAGATGTAATAGTTGTATATGGACAAGTTGGAGTTAAAGAAGACGAAAACTTAGATATGGCAACATTAAGTTTTAATTTTACAGTCCAAGACCCAGGCGAGTTTAGTGTAGACGAACTTAATAGTGATGAAGCATTCAAAAATTATTTAGGTTCTGTACTACAATATATAATAACAGATTCTTTAGATTACGCTAAAGAAACTAATCAATCAATAATGGGAATAGGACATGGAGAATCAACTACCGACACACATACTGAATCATCTTCTTCATAACGAAGAATTCTGTAGAAGAGTAGTACCATACTTAAAAAATGAGTATTTTGAAGGTACACACAAAACGGTATTCGACCTTATTGTACAATTTGTTGGCAAACATAATAAATTACCAACGTCAAAAATCTTAGAACTTGAACTTAAAAAAGTCAATGCTTCAGAAGAAATATTAAATAATGCTCAAAGATTAGTAAATGAAATTGCTGATAAATCAGATGTTGATACTGATTATTTAATTATTGAAGCAGAAAAATGGTGTAAAGAAAGAGCAGTCTATAATGCTATCATGGATTCAATAACAATCATTGATGGTAAAGACAAATTAAGAAGTGAAGGTGCTATACCTGAAATACTATCTGAAGCTCTTGGAGTATCATTTGACCAAAAGATAGGTCATGATTATATTGACAATAGTGATGAAAGGTTTGACTTCTATAATCGTAAAGAAGATAGAATACCTTTTGATTTAGATTATTTTAATAAAATAACCAAAGGTGGTTTACCTAATAAAACGCTTAACATCGCGCTTGCGGGCACGGGCGTAGGTAAATCTTTATTCATGTGTCATTGTGCAGCATCAGTCTTACAACAAGGTAAGAATGTTTTGTATGTGACTATGGAAATGGCTGAGGAAAGAATCGCTGAAAGAATCGATGCTAACCTCATGAACCTTCCAATTGAATCGTTAAACTCATTACCTAAAAAGGTATTTGATGATAAGATTGGAAAAATTGCAAAAGCCTCTGTAGGTAAACTTATAGTAAAAGAATATCCTACTGGCTCAGCACACACAGGTCATTTCAGAGCTTTACTTAATGAGCTACGTCTCAAAAAGAATTTTAGCCCTGATATGATTTATATTGACTATTTAAATATTTGTGCCTCAAGTCGCATGCGTGGCATGGGCGGAAGTATAAATAGTTATACCTACATTAAAGCTATCGCAGAAGAACTGCGTGGCCTTGCTGTAGAATTCAATGTACCGATAGTGTCGGCAACTCAGACTACTAGGTCTGGGTACAGTAATACTGACGTCGGACTTGAGGATACATCTGAATCGTTTGGTTTACCAGCAACGGCTGATTTGATGTTCGCTCTCATATCAACAGAGGAACTAGAAGAATTGGGCCAAATGCTAGTAAAACAATTGAAGAATAGATATAACGATCCAACCAAATATAAGAGATTTGTAGTTGGTGTGGACCGTTCCCGCATGAAATTATACGATGTAGAGGAGTCGGCTCAATCAGACATTATGCAAGAAATGGTGCCAGATAAGCCGATTAACAAGTTTGGTGAACGAGAAAGTAATGACTCTTTTGCCGACTTTAAACTTTAGACGGAGAAACTATATGAACATGTTAAATACAGCAAAAGCATGGTTAATGGACCGATGGAGCGAAAGAACTTCATGGGACGGCGGACTTATCGTCGGATTATCATTAGCATACCTACTACTAGGTGGCTTAGTTGACATAGTAGCTTGGGTAGCCCTTGCTTACGGTGTATACACTTTTATAGCAAAAGAAGTATAACACTCCTTTATTATTGACATCATGGGGGAGCGTTCAGCTCCCCTTACTTTAAACAACACTATTCTGCAAATTATTTTCACTTTTAGGTGAAATAATCCTTTACATTTGCGCCAGACTATGATATAATATACATATTAGATAATTAAATAAGGAGTTAAAAATGTCAAATAACACAAATACAATACTTTTAGAGAACATCGCTGAAGATGTATCTAAACTGTCAGGAATGTCAGTAGTCAACGAAGTAAATGATAGACCTGCAGGGTCACCATCACCAGCTTCAGATTCATGGGACGAGTTTTTCGCATTCGCAGATATGGACGCATTAAGAGAAAAACTTGTAATGAAAAGATTTGAGGAGGCATGCAGATGATATTATCACTAACACACATTGCTACAGATATACCTCTAGACATTGAGCTAGATTTAGTCGAACAAGCTTGGGCTTGTGATAAAAACCCAGAAACAGTTAATGAATCTTGGGACAACATGTGCGAATCAGTTCTTATAAGAACCGGACATGATATTCCAGGTCAATTCTTTTTACACACATTAGGTGGGAGGCCAATACACTAAAATGAGATATTCAGACAGTTATATAAAAACCTTTCATACTGGAAGTGCTTCAGATATGTTAGAAATTGAAACTATTCGTAAAGCAATAAAGGTTGTTAATGCGGATTTAAGAAGATTTAAATATGGTTCCCGTCAGAAGAAAGACGGGTATGGGAGTCAATATTACGAACAATATCGCGTCGCTCTTAAAGCAAGAGGTCCTAGGACCATTCATGCTAGAGCTGATGGCAGGCATCCTAGGGCTTACGACCAGTCTTTACCTCTTAGACATGCTGAGCGTATTGACTTATACATCTACCAGAGATAATAATGGAATACGTCTTTTTAGCAATTATTGTTGCTGCATGTGGATATCAATCATTCAACATTGGCGTTCGTGAGGGCGCCGAAAGATGTGTCAAAAAATTACACGAAGAAAAAATCATTAGTATCAAAACTAATGGCGATATAATACCCAATCCTTTTTATATCGAAAATAAAACTGACAATTAAAAGTTTATAAATAGTATTATCGAAATATTAACGGGAGTACTATGAAAACCTTAAAATCTTTTATATACGAAGCAACCTTATCTGGTAGAACAGTCAATTATTCACAACCTACCGGTGCTTTTTACAAGTATGTAGAAAAAGCCGCAGACCAAAATATGGATTACGAAGCTGATAAAGATTCAGTTTTATTAGACTTAGAAGGTGTACCTACAGATAAAACAATCAAAAAGGGTCAAGAATTCAAAATCTTAGACCGTGAAGAAAAAGATTTAGAAGTAAACGGTAAGTCTTATACTGTTAAAATCAAATATAAAGGAAGCGAGTATAGATTACCTTTAAGTAAAATACTAAAACCGTCCGGTAAAAAAGTAGATTACATTCAAGTAGATTTAAAAGATAAAATTAATCCAGATGTCTGGAAGCCTTTTAAGGGCGGCCATGGCCATGAAGGACAAATTGCTAATGTGTTTATAAATGGTTCAGGCGGGAATTGGGAATTTGAACATAGAGGAAAAGAATATCATATTACTGAATTATCATCTCCACCTACACCAAAAGGCATAGGTGGTAATCCTAAAACAGACTTATATGTAAAACTAGCTGAAAACTTAAAAGGATACGGTGATGAATTAAAATATAGTTTAAAAGCTGATAATGCTACATTTATAGAAAATTGGATGAAGCCAGAAAGAATGGAACAGATATTTGGTGAAAGTAAAGCAATTAGAATTATAATGGATATGCATAAAAGACTTAATGCTGGAGAGATTGGAGAAAGAAGTCCTACAATGCATTGGTTTGTAAAAGATAAAAAGAACAATACTGGAATCTGGCTAGATAACGACGAATCAACTGAAGTATTTAGTGGAGCAAATAAATTTGGTAAAAGTCATCCTGCTACTGCCAATTGCTTTTTAAAGGGTGAACCAACAGAAACAATAACTGAACTACTTAAGAAAACATATCCTATTGATAAACATGGTGTGAAAGCTGGATTACATATCAGAGGATATGGACAACAAACTGGTTCGGCTTGTTATGTAAAATCAGAAGATGGAAGTTGGGCAGTGACTCCTCCTTTCATGAAACATTTTAATCTACCAAAGAAATTCGGAAACTAATGAAAACATTAAAGAACTACTTATCAGAAGCCGCAGGTAAAAATACTCATATGACTCATATTGAGGATTTAATACTTGACGGAGGAGTTAAGGGGGCTCGCCAAGCTATCAACGCACTAAGAAGTATGCGTGATATGTTGAGTGGTAATACTAAAGCAC